AGCGGCCAAACCGTGTACAGTGACGCAAGGGTTGGTTAACCTTAAACTGCACACACGTAGAACTGTTTGGATATACACTTCAGAAAATTGCGATCCACAAGGAAAAATTTCCCAGGAGAATGAGACTAATCTCACACTCCATGGTATAAAAACCCGTGAATTTCAATAAAATTCAGTGTAAGACTAAGTAGTCTCATCCAGGACAAATTGCCCCCCACTCGACCGCCGAGTGGTATTCTGATCATAAGATCTTGTACGTGGTGTTTTACGCCCACCACGGCGCTTGGTGTTTTAAACCCACCACGGTTCAAGGTGTTTAAAGCCCACCACGGCATGACTGGTAAAGAATCTGACCCAAGACCTTTTACACAGGTTCAGGATTGGTGTATTCATAAAGGACAGGTGCCCCAACGAACATACCTAACTGAAAATCCTCACCGATGGAAACATAGGTGCGAATCCTTGCTTCGGTGTTCTGAACACTGTTCGACAATTCGACGGCATACTGATGCCAATCTCGGGCACCTGCCCAATAATTGGTATCTCTGCCTGCGTCAAATCTGCGACCATCACTGTAATATGGAATTTCAAACTCCAATACAGGATTTTGGTCGAGCACAGTTATATGTTGCCCGCCATTCCAAATAACAGATGAGTCTAGAATGCTAGAATCAGCCGGACCCTCAATGGGGTTGGTGACTGTTTCTGCATTAGCTCTGAAAGCCACAGATCCTCGCTGAACGGAAAATGTCGTATTCATAGGTGAAGGATCTGCATTGGAGAGGATAGCCTTGTAGCGCATGGATCCTCTCCGACAGACGAACGCCGGTGTCAGGTAATTCAGTAGTGTCATATTGCAGTACGTGTACTTAGAACTCTGAGCCTGACTGTCAACAGCGAGGGATGGACCCTGTTGGTCCCATCCTCGGTAGAACGGAAAATTGGGAGTACGAACTTCCCATAATCTCCGACCTAAACTACTGGGACTCCACGAATAATGATACTGGTATCTTCTCAGCATTTCGCGGAATGAAACAATCCTCTCACCCTGGTAAACCAAATATTGGTTGTTGTCCTTGACATAGCTTCCGGGAGCAAAAGACGCTACCTCAGAAACTGATGTTGGTGAATTAGATGTATCCTCAGAAGTGACCATCATCTCAGGCGGCACGGCGCTTTGGTACGAGTACCTGCCTCTCGGTGGAGGTGCTATGGCCGCCTGTTGCTCAAAAACAGAGTAATCCTTGAGTGATTGTGGGGAAGGCACTGAAACGGCAAAATCGTCGCCAGCGCTAACCCATATTTGCACTTTGACATCTGCTTGTGTCAATGAAGGTGTCGCAAGCTCATTTACAACGTAAACGGTAATAGAACCGTTGTCAAAATCCGTTCCACATGGAACGGGTAAAGAATCACTGTAAAGAGCCAATTCACTGGAAAAAAGGTCATTTTTAGCCCACGCTCTGGTGTCAGCCCATTTGACCTCGTACTCAAAATCCCTATCTTCGGAAATATCGACAATTGTCGAATATGTCTGATTGAAAGGAATAGCGCCTACGGGCAAAGTGTTAGGACTGTAAACAATGCGCAGCCTCCCCCTATGATATTCGGAGGCGACGACATTGAATCTGAACTTAATCGTTCCTTGCCAGCACTCAAATGGTGCAGAAGCAAAAGCCAAAGAAGTTAAGTGTATCTCCTTCACAGGAGTAGCTACAACTTCCCTTCCATATCTAGGCTGTATTTTGAACGATGTCAGCAGAGTATCGGCTGTGGCCGTTTCAGGCCAGTCAAATTGCCGCCAAAATGACGGACGCTGAGCTATTGAATTAATCGTAAGCTCATCATGGCCTCCGAGACCCATTAGGCGAGTGTCAATTGAAAGTTCATTTTTAGAATCTAACGACAATTTCACCAATGGTTCTGGTGCATCGGAGTTGGCCATATTCCCAACGTACCTGGGTACATAAGATCTTGTATCTTCAAGTACTTGGGGACGGGAGTAGCCAAAAATTTTTGCTACTTGGCCCACACGCGTAGCTACCATAGAGGTTGCTTTGGCATATGGGGCGATAACGGGGATCATCGTAAGAGCGTCAGCGGCTTTTGCTAACGCAGATGCAGGCTTGCTGATGAGTCCATCTTTGACGAACTCATCCCCGTTAGATCGATTGGACATTTTCTTCCTCGGTTTGGGGATATTGGCCCCTTGATGCTTGGGCTTTGGAAAGCCAAGGTCATCTAGTGCGTAATCAGCAAAACCCGATTGGGCTTGAACGGCACTAGGCACAGCCAAGGTTAGATTTTCGGCCCACGCAAAAACAGAGACGGTAATTGGATCTGTGCCTCCGTTAGCATGGCGCAGAATGTCGAAATCGTGTATGGTGCAATCGCCCATTTCTGCAAACCACCCCGGCAGAGTTATGTCCAAATAATTATAAGGCCATATAAAAGGGAGCATAAGCTCCCCACCCTGTGAACTGGTGGGATCGAGTATAATATGGGGTTTTTGCGAGGCTTGAACTATGTCCTGCTCAAAGAAACTCCGGTTCAAAGTGACCCGGTCGTCCTGAAGATACGGATTGTAAGATAATAGCGCCCTCCCGTAATAGAAGGAATTGCCGTTAATCAATACTTTCAAGCGCAAGTTGCACCTGAGGTTACGAAACCTATTAATCTTCTCTTTCACGTCCGAATTGCTGAAAAAGTCAGCCCAAGGGTTGAAAGATTCGAAAAGTCTCGTGCCTCCAGGGGTCCAAGAATATTCCTGAATCCTTATGGGCCTAGAAAGGAATGAACCAAGTTGGGCATCAGAAAATGCGCCTAATTTGGTCGTCTCATCAGCAACTGCTGAAACTTCATAAGACCACGGTGAATCAGAATCTATAAAATGAACCGTTTGGTGAGCTGATTGTTTATCTGCTTTCGATACCTCATATCCAGCTCCAGACATGGAGGTACTAGCTTGTTGTTCCTGTTGATCGGTAAGCTATTTGAAAATACGTCAGAGGACACTGCTCAATGTCCCAAGCGCAGCTATGTTTGTGTGGTGGACGAAATCAATGGTGAAAACCAATACTCCAAGGGTGGAATGTCCTACAAGCACTTTCCTAAAAGCCCTTCCAAAAACATGCAAAGGAAGGCCAGATGGTAAATCTAGTGCAAGCACCTATTTTAAACTTATACTACGGATAGGTCCGAAGTCGGCCAAGTTTTATGTCATTCCGAGACTACGCGGACAAGTTTAAACGTCATTCCGAGACGAATGGGCCCCAATTGGGGCTAAGCTATGACACCTTCGACAGGCTCCGATGGATCTGGGGCCACGTCTACACTTTCTTCAATCTGCTCAGGTAAGTATTTCTTCCTATTCAAGCAAATAATCTTCATATGTGGTATCTAGCATTTTCACTCCTTTAAGAAAGTCGTGCTCCTCGGCTATCTGTCGCATCTGCTTACGGCGCATCTCATACGTCACTTTGCCATGGTGCCACCACTCTCGTAAAGCACCTCCGATATTATCTCTGCTCTGATCCTCGAGCGAAACAACGGACGATTTGAGTACACTATGAAGGGACTTAAAAATCGAGTCCTCATCTAACGCACCAGCAATAAGGCCAGTATCTGGGTTGTACTTGTTCTTCCGTTTAAGGAAATCAGCGTCGTCATCATGCATAAAGGGCACGGGATCATCGGTCTTGTTAGGCATGGTCAATACCATTCCTCGCTCTTTTAAGAACTGAGCGTAGGAAACATGATTGAACCAGTCATATCCCTCTGCAACGGACAACTTAAAGTCATCACCGTACGTCATACAATTGACAACAGATCGGAAAGGGGGAACGTCCAAGAAATAGAAAGCCATTTTGGGATCTTCATCTCTAATTGTTGGGCACAAACGAGCAAAGGCGCACCTCAAAAGCAACGAATTAACGATGCAATTTATGTACACGGTCATATTGTGTCCTGAGGGATTAGACCCGAACTGCAACAATAAATCTCCATTGTACACCGTACATGAATAAGCTATCTCCGTAGCTATACCTTTCATGACGGTAATGTCTCGGCTGGTGTAATTCGGACTGCGTCTCGCAAGAGTAATCATGATTTTGAAAGCGGCTAAAATGAGTTAAGCCAACATTCTTAAGTCATACTTACTGTAATCTCCTGCAACGATTCTGTCCTTACCATGAGCACTTATGAACTTTGCCATTTCGTCCCAATCGGGACCATTGGAGTTGATTCCTACGGCACACTCAGATTTAATGGGAAAAACTGACAATACACGAGCAATGGGAAGAAAATACTTGCGAATGAGCAATTGACTGGCCCAATCCGCAGCCTGGAATATGCGTACTTTATCTTTATCAATCTTCGTGGGCTCGTCCTTTGGACAAGCACTAAAAATGAAGTAGCAACGTTGTTTGTCAGCAAGCAAATTTTCCATGCGATGCATTTCCGCTACAATCTTGGCATCAGCCTCTACGGGACATTGGTGTGACGGGTAATCCTGGGGATCCAAAAAGGTTATCATTTCCCTCTTGGGGCCATTAAGTGGAAAGCCCTTGGAAGTGTTCTTCTTGACGGCGTCAATAAATAACTTACCGTCAATCCCACTCATGTTATCCAACATATCGAGAGGTCTAAGTTCATCATCAAGAAACGCACCAAACTCATTACGGTAGGTGCCTCTCTCCCATCCATCCACATAATCTCTGGCTGCCCATTCTAGCAATTTGGGCTCGACTCCAGGACTGGGACTCGAGGAATGAACCAATGAAGCCTGCCACATTCGAGTGCGGTGGAAACGCGGTGGTCCAAAATCATTTTCAACTCCACACACACGTGCGACGGAATCAGAGATGGGTGTTTTCTCTACCTTGCTTTTGGTGTACGAACTTCGTGTTCCGGCTTGTCCCAAAAATTCAGCTCTCGCTCCCTCCTCAAGGAAATGGTATGCTGACTTGGGATGCGACTCCTCACTCTTAATAACCGGAACGCCGTACCGCTCCTCTGGCAAAGTACCTGGATCGGAAACAATGATCGTAGAGAGATGGGTCTCTACATCATACAGATGGTTTTGAAGAACTTCACGGGTGACAATAGAACCGAAACCCGTGCGACTCATATCTGGTTCAAAATAATTATGAATACGATCTAGAATCTTTTGGTTCCTAAAACCTTGGGTGTGAACACAAGCAATAGTGGCTTTTGAGAACATGCCAACACATACTCCCATACACAAACCGTCGAACGTGTCAAAGTCCAACTGATATTTGTAGGAAATAGTGGGTTGCTTGGTATTTGTGTCCAAAACAGAATCTTTCTTCTCCTTGTCCGTCAACAGTTGCAACTGGACGTCACTCTCAGTTAATTCACCATGGGCATCTCTGTACAAAAATTTCGCACTTCCTTCCGCTTGAATTTCTTCTGGGAAGAGGTGGAGAATGTTTTTAAAAGGTCCTCCGCCATTGAGAATACACACGGCTAAATCAGCTTCGGGAATCATGGACGCCATATAGGAGTCCAAGTAGTCTGGGAAAGATGAATTGAGATAGGCAGTATTTTTCCGCGTTACTCTAACCTTCATACATCTCCTATGCTTGAACATGTGCATTGGAATCAGAAAAGCATTACCACCAAGTGCGAGAATATCGCAGGCGTTGGTATATCCATCCTCCGTGCAAGCTATGTGACATAAATTATTTTTCACAGCTGCAACGACTTGCTCTGAAGTCATGGTCTTGTTTCTATCGGACAATTTCAGGATCTGGTCGAATTTCGCCCAAGGATTTACCCTCTTATCGCGCTCTTTTATTTCTTCCACTGACGTGGGTTGAAGAGCAGACTGGTGTGTCAAGCGATTCATAGAGGATCTTCCCTTCATCATGTCATAAACATTTTTGAGGAAAGAGTATCCAAGAAGGAATGTAGCAAGTTTGTGTTCTTTGATTGCTTCAACAACGCGCGGTGTAATCTCGCGCCAGCTTGTCATCTCATACAACCTTTTCTCTCTCCATCCTTTGAGCATTACAACGTACGTGAAGACGCGTATTGCAAGCTCGAACGAAAAAATAATCAGGTTAAAAGGCGACAAAAAACATTTATCGAACTGCCACTCTACAAGACCACTGCGAGTCAAAATGTACCACTCCAGAAGAAGTGTTCCAAAGAGGAACCGGCGAAGCCGTCTCTCGTATTTGACGAGATCTCGAAAGTTCCAGAAAATGATCATTGCGTCAGCTATCCTATTTCTGACGAGCCAATCTGGCAAGGCAGAACAGCAATTATGCCAAAACATCGATATGGAGCTCATTTGTTCGTTAAGCGTGTCATAAGACATGTGAAATCCGGCTTGGTGTTGGAGGGATGAAATATCACCCTCGGATTCGTACGGTGTCAACATAGTCAAATCATCCGTATTCACATACTCTGAACAAGGCTGAAACTCAGTCACAGCAGACATATTTTCGACAACATTAGAATTAGTTCCGCATTTACAAATAGTAGCAGCTTTTCTGCAATGTTTACAGTATCTGCGACTCTTCGACATGCGTTCCGCTTTCGTAACGATGGAATTTTGTCTCTCGAAATGAGCCTTGCACTCGTCAGTTAGAATGTCTAATGTCCTATCAATAGAGTAGTTACCAATCTCGGTTGTAGAACCCGAGTAGTCTATTAAGTGGCTATTGTTGCCTCCTTTTTTCTTCTCTCTTGGGCGGTAGACTTCTATGTCCCACACGTCGTTGGCCATCGTGTCTCCAGGGAAAGCTGTCAGCACTTTATCAGTGTCGAGTCTGTGATCGGCTTTCTGGAATTCAGGTTTAACCTTGACGAACAAATGGATATCTCCTCTTCTTACAATGGAAAATGGATTGATCGAGCCAGTGTTGGCGTGATCTGCTAGTGGAGCATTACTCGTTATAACAAATACGCGGGGCCGAATTTCAATCTTTCCTTTCTCGTGGAGATCTGCTTTCTGGGCATAGGTGATCATGTTGTTATTAATGTCAATCACACGATCAGTAGGGGATTTATCAAGAAATTCCTTCTTGGTATTACCCATATCATCAAGGAAGATACCTGCTGTATCTCCCTTAAGCGTCGAATCGTACTTGTCAGATTCCTTAATAGTTGCTGTGTTGGAGAGATCGGGTTCTACTCCAGCGGCGCTAAGGCAATCTAACATCGTTAAGGACGCTATAGTGGACTTTCCCACGCCTGAATCACCCCATATGTAAATCGTAAAAGGGGCATATCGCATGGTGCCGTCAATGCGCTTGGCATTGTATTCCGCCCGGTTGGCGTGAAGTACAGCGAGCCTTTTTTCCAAATATCCTTGTTGCCACGTGCCTTTGGAGGCCTTATATGCTCTTTGGGCCAAATCAACGGCTTTATCGAGCAATTGACCGTACTCTAGGTCATTTACGCAGCGGGATACCCCGTCAATTTTGACGGGCTTGTTATGCAAGTTGAAAACGAGCGCGTGTTCGTGGAGTTCCAAAAGAGGAAAGTAGAGCTCATCAAGCTCTCTTCCGGTATTCTCGGTAAAGAAAAGAGGTGTAATTGATCCTTGTTTGAAACATTCGTATCCTCCTTCCATAAAACATGTAACCGTATCAAGCATGGCGCTAACGAAATCTCCAGACCCGTATTGCTTACTAGCAACACCGTGTCTGAACATCTCGACGCCTTTGATGTTCCACGAAAGTTTCGAAACACTACACATTCCAATTGAGGCAGCGACTGTAATTAGCGCTGAAATTTTTGAAAATACGGGAGCGTTACGAATCGTGTCCCACTTCTCCTGCAATTGCGGCAGGTAGGTGAGCCAATTGGTGTCAACGTTATCTTCGGGTAAGGTGCCTTCAGCTTGGTGCTGAAAGGGAAAGTAACCAAAGGTTTCGATGCACCAGTTCCATACTTGGGCGTTCCTCATGAACATAGAGGTTACGCTGGAACCTGTGAGAGAATTCAAAGCCAGTGTAATCGCACTTGCTACTTCTATTTTGGAGTTTGCAGCTCGACAAAGGACAGTAAGCGAAGCTAGAGTTTCAAAGACTGTTAGAAATCTATCAGAGTCGGTGGTATTTTGCGCCGACATGTCCTCCCTAATAGAATTAAGGAGGGATTGCGGGACGAATCTCGTGGCTAGAGATTGGTGCTGCATGTAGGGCCCATAAGGAGACGGAATCTTGATTTTGTTCCGTATTCTATTTTTATCTCTCCTTGGGCTGGTTCGCTCGATTTCGGACGAACCTTTCGAAGTAGATGCCATGATAGCTGGAGAAAGACGCAATTTGCGTTTCTCTTTCTCCCTCTCTCTACTCGCGTTTTTGGATAGACGCTTCATTCGGGCTGCTGCCTTCTGGAAGTTTAGGTCGTCTATGGGGGGGGTCCATTGGGACTCGGGAGGAGCAATAAGGGCTCTACTCCCTCGAGTTTGTGTGCCTTGGCAATTCCCGTCACCTTTGTCAGAGGGAGGTGGTTGCTGCACACACGATGCGTCAAGTTCACTAGACTTACCAGCCACTTTTGGTGGTAGA